AAACAGGCAGTAGGAATAGAGTCGAGGAGTCTAACACATGAACGCATTTCAAACAGTTGGAGTGAAATGCAAATTGAGTATAACACAATCAAGAGGTTATATAAATGCGAGTATTTGAAGATTTTACTTCTGACGCATATTGGTACGCGGAGGAAGAAGAAGATGAGCGCAAGTATTGGACACACTCCCAATGGGATGCTTTCAATAAACAAAGAGCGATTGATACTGAAAAACAACTTAAAAAAATGCTAGGAGATAGATATGTCGAACCAAAGAAAGTTTAATAATCATGAGGTTATTTTAAAATTACTAACAAGTACGTTGGAACATGATAACCAACAAGAAGCCCTTAGTGATTTAACCTTTGAGCTTGTAGAGGCAGTAGGGTATTTAGTCGGTAGCACTGACAAACTAGAAGATAGGGAAATATTTATTAGAAAAATTAACAGTCAAATTAATGATTGCGTTGAAATGCTTGATGGTGTTCGTGAAGAACTTGCAAGCAATACGGCAACACTAGAAGCGTAATAGCTGAGGACACAGATAATGGACGTAATAATTGAAAGTTTAGATTTTTTAGATAAAAGCAATATCGCCTATATCTTAATGATAATTTTGTTTATGGGTATGGCGTACTTGCACTTCAGCGCATTAGATGAAATTACCCGTCTGCGTAGAGCGCTTAAAACCGCAGTCTTGGAGAATAAAAATGGAAAGCGATGAAAAAAGGGAACTTAGAAAACGAACACATAGAAGTATCGTAACTAAAGTTAAGAACAATAAAAAGCGTAGGTTTCAACCTTACCGAGAGGACTACATTAACTTTTTTGTAAAAATAAATAACGAGGAAACAGTTTATGGGAACTATATTAGCTACTCTGACATTGACACTATCGTTTCTGACCTCAGAAACGACTATTGATAAACACGGTAAAGTAACTACTTATGAAGTGATTGCTTACACAACAAGCATTGTGCCCTATGAATCAATGGGTGCTTGCAACAATGCTAAAGAAGAATACAATTTTGCCTTTGGTGCATACCAAATGTCAAAGCGCCCAACAAGAGTAATCACAGCAATATGTAATGATGTTAAAACGGGGACGGTACAATGAGTGATATTAAAAATAATGGCGGTACTGCGCTTTCAACTTTTCATGGTATGACATTGCGCGATTATTTTGCGGCAAAGGCAATGCAAGCCTATATGTCTGATCCGAATATGACTTGGGCTGACAGTGAAATAGCAAGAGAAGCCTATGTAATGGCAGATGCAATGCTTGAAGCTAGAGGTGAATAATGAGTTCCATGACCATTAGACAATTCCGAGAAAAAACAGGAATGTCGCAAGCAACATTAAGACGTAAATTAATAGCGCTTAATGTATTGCCCGTAGGTGTTAGTAAACAAGGTAAAACAGCATGGCTGTGGGCAACATCTGATTTAGAAAAAGCGTTCTCATTAGTAAATACTTATTTATCCCCCGTGGGCGACATAAAAAACTGTGGTGATTAATATGAAATACGACATGATATATGTAGCTATTGCCTCATTTTGTTTAGGTGTAATTTTAACTTGGAGTATTGACTCAGCATTTCATCGTCATTACTACGAAGTGATTAAAGTAACAACAGGCGAATTTATCATCCATGATGGCAAGATGTATGCAGTCTATGAGATGGAGCGCAATGTAAAAGGCGAATTGCAAGTAGGTATAAGATGACCAAAGACGAATGTATAAGTCGCCTTAAAACGGCTCAGAAAAACAAAAAAGAACTAAGAAAAATTAAACTTCAACTACTCAAAGAAATTGAGCAGTTGAAGTTGATGCTCAGAGCGCTTGAGGAGGAAGAACAGTGGGCGAGTTAATTTACTGGGCAGTTATTGGGTTTACCGTAGTGTGTTTTATGATTGAGTACACTAAAGGGGATGACAATGACATTACATGACTGGGTGGCACTTGTTGCTTATGTAGGATTGATTGGTTTATGTATGAGGATTATATGGACAAAGTTCAAAGGGTAGAGCCAATACGAGCTTTACCAGATGCTACCAATTGCAAACATGACCATTGGCGAGTTTACCAATCACTTGGTTATCGGGAGTGTGATAGATGCAAAGCAAGACGCGCTATATTTAATGATATAAGGCATCAAAGATGAACACATTAATAAACATATTGAAGTTCCCTGTATTCCTTATTTGCTGTTTGCTGTACTTAGCAAGTGAGTTGTTACTAGGACTTAGCGTACTGCTAGATTGTATTGGGGAAGTGCTTGAGGATTTAATAGATGAATAAAATTGAACATAAAATTGTAGGCTACAAAGTAGTTGATAAGACAGAAGAAAAAGTAGTGTTTGAGATGATACACGAGAATTTTCCTCGCCCACCGCATTTGACAGGTACAACGTACAAAGTAAAAACGCCACAAAGCGAACACGCTTTGTATATCACTATCAATGATATGGTGCTTAACGGTGACGAGCGTCATCCTTATGAGATGTTCATCAACTCTAAGAACATGGATCATTTCCAATGGGTACTTGCATTAACACGTTTAGTGTCTGCGGTATGGCGTAAAGGCGGTGACAGTACGTTTTTAGTTGAAGAGTTGAAGAATGTCTTTGACCCGAAAGGTGGTTACTATAAAAAAGGCGGTGTGTATATGCCATCGCTAGTGGCTGAGATAGGAACAGTTATCGAGCAACATTTAATAGCAACAGGCGTGATTAAAGTTGAAGTGGATGAGCATCAACAGGCGTACTTAGAAGCTAAGAAAGAAGAAGTAGGTGAAAAAGGTTTAAAGAATGCTGAGTTATGCACGTCATGTAATACCAAGTCTTTAATATTGATGGATGGCTGTGTTACTTGCGTAAGCTGCGGCTTTTCGAAGTGTAATTGACGATGTATATCAAATGCGGAGTAGGTAAATGAACGACAATAAACAAAATGAGCAAGTGCCTGTGGCGTGGATGTCAACAAAAGGAGAAGGTGGTCTTACAGATGATAGTTATTATGCTAACCACAAAGACTATGTGCCACTCTACCTAGCACCACCAAAACGTGAACCTTTGAGTGATGATGAAATTTTCAACATTGGATACAATGCAGGATTCACTCTTGACCATGTTAAAAATGATGATGGTTCTGTCTACGGCTTTTTAAACGAGTATGGTTACATTGATAATAATCCGTATTTTAAGTTTGTCAGAGCAATAGAAAAAGAACACGGTATTGGAGTAGAAAATGAATAAAGAAACTATTTACATTGATGCAGTCACTAAACTCAATGAACAAGATGTTATTATCAAAGAATTGGCTGAACTCCTTAGTGATGTTTTAGAAGCGTGGAATGCACGAGATTATATGTCTGAACATTATGAGTTATTTATGAAAGCAAATAAATATTTGATGAGGTTGGAAAATGAGTAAAGAACTAGCACTCCGCACCATAAAACTGCTGTCAGCATTAGAGGCTTACGCTTTTATGATTGAAAAGTTTATGCCAGATTATCTGCACGACGAGCTTATAACAATTGTAGGTGATTTAGAAAGTATTGTGCTTGATAAGCCAATTGAAAACGATTTTTTAACAGCGAGTAAATACAGCGGAGCTGAATACACAAATCCGCACAAACACAATAATAGCTTATTACAAAGCGTTGCATTAAAGGAAACAAAATGAAAATTGAAATTAAAAAGTTAGACAAAAAAGTAATTCTACCAGCCTACGAAACAGCAGGCGCAGCGGCTGTGGATTTACGCGCCAACATCACTAAAGCAATCAAACTTGATCTTGGCGAAACGGCATTGATTCCTACAGGAATTGCAATCAACATCAATGACGATAATGTGGCAGCGGTAATCTTACCTCGTAGCGGTCTTGGGCATAATCATGGTATCAAACTCGGCAACTCTGTTGGCTTGATTGATAGTGACTACACGGGAGAACTGAAAGTGTCAGTAAAGAATACAGGCACTGGTGTGTACAAGATTAATCCACAAGATCGCATTGCTCAAATGAAGTTTATCCCTATTGTGCGAGCAGAGTTTATTGAAGTAGAGGAATTCAGCACGGTAACTGAACGTGGCGAGGGTGGCTTCGGGAGTACAGGGGTATGAGTTTATTAACAAACGAACAACTTGCGGAATTAATCGGGATTGCTAGTAACCAATCAACAAGTAAAGATTTATATGAGCAGTTTCATGAATGGAACGAAAAGCAGGATGACTTATGTGGTTTTTTACAATGCTATGAACCAAAATGGCTTGATTTATCTAAAAATGTAAAAAAAATGGACATTAAAGTTAATTTTTATGGTGATAATGAAAATATATTAGAAGGGCTTATTGTTTCACACCACCGACCAGAACCAGTAATCATGCCACATCCACATGCTGAAATACTGGCTAAATATGCTGAAGTTGCAGCAAGAAGGATTGATCCTTGGATGGAGTTTGAGTATGAAAATCGTGGTCAGTGGAAGCGTTTAAATGATCACCCAATGTGGGGACATAATATAGAATACCGCCACATCGGAGAAACAAAATGATCGCAACAACAGCCTATATTTTAATTAGTACGATTACATCGTGGTCATCAAGCATCCATACTACACAGTCAACAGCCACATTTGCAGACAAGGTATCATGTGAATCAGCGGCAACAAGACAAGACTTTGTTTTGAAATCTATGCAGTTGACTAGCTCAAAATGGAATCTAACTTGCCATCCTTATCAGCTTACTGGAGAGAAGAAATGAAAATACATTTAGGTTTTGAGGAAAGACATGATTTTATGTATTTGTTAATTGGCAATAATGGTTATGGGAGAGATGGTGATGAAATGGAAGTACCAGACGAATTGATTGAAAGGTATAAGCGCATAGAACCCGAATTTGAAAAGATACAAAAAGAACTTGGGGAACTATGGGGTGCGTATTATGTAGAAAAACGAGAAAAACTTTTAACAAGATTGAAAAATGAAGGTAAGATATGAAAGTAACCCTAGTGCAAAGCACACCCAATCCCGAAGAACACATCGGGTTACTTGCAGGAATATGCTACGGTAAGACAGGTGAGCAATCACCAGAGCAATGTATTAAGAGAGCTTACCACTGCGTAACTAAAGGGCATTTATCTACACTACGCTTTGCTCATGCTACGTTCTTAGTTGAAGACATTAGCCGTATCTGTAGTCACCAGTTTGTTCGCAGTAAGCATTTGGATTTCTTGCAACGTAGTCAGAGGTATTGCAATGAAGGTGAAGTAGCAATGGTTATACCAGAAGTTATTAAGTTCAATGCAGTAGAACGTCATTTAATTGAAGCAAGAGATTTATACAAACAGTTAATTGCCGAAGGAGTAAAGAAAGAAGATGCGCGGTTCATTCTTCCACAAGGCACAACAACAGAGCTTTTAGTAGTCGGTAACTTCCAAGCGTGGTATGACTTCATCAAACTACGTAGCGGTAAAGAAGTCCAATGGGAAATACGAGAAGTAGCGCATGAGATTAACCGTCAACTGCATGGGATTGCACCAAACGTATTTGTGGAGCTTGATTAATGTCTGAGCAATTAAAAGAATGTTGTTATTGTCGCAAGAACCTACCTGTTGATGCGTATTACATAAAAAGCACAAGGCGATTATCATCAGACTGTAAAGCCTGTCATCGATCAAAAGCCGCACTTAGACAGCGATTAACACAAAAAGTAAAACTTGAATCACGGCAACTTGATTTTGCTCTTTACCGTGAGTTTATAACAAGGCACTTAATTGTTCCAAAGCAATGGGAATTAACACTATGTCATTAGAAAAAGTTATTTTTGAAATCATGCGCTATAACGAGTTTTGGACAGTGACTGAAATTCATGATCGTGTAATGGTGACTCAGCCGTTTATTAAACGACCCGATGTGTTCGCATCTATGCACGAAATGGTTGCCAATAATATACTCATTAAAGAGCCTAATGGTAAAGACAGTTTCTATCGTTTGAAAAATTACGATCCGGCAGATAAGCATCAAAAAGAAACTGAAATGCAAGTAAAAATAGAAACGGATATTCCTGCCGAGTTTAACCGACACGATGAAGCACTGCGCCAAATTGAGCTGAGAAAAGAAGATAAACAAAAAGCCGATTCTCACTATCAATTCAGCTATAAAGGTCATAAAATAGACCCTTATCGCATCTTTAGAATTTATAATATCGCAGCGCCAGAGCAACAACACGCTATCAAGAAATTACTTCGAGCCGGTAAATCAGTCAAGACACTTGACCAAGATATTGATGAGGTTATTCTTACGCTACAGCGCTGGAAAGAGATTTTAAAAGAAGATGTTAAACTGAATTAACCATGGTTACATGGTCTGATTTGACACTACCGCCCATAAACTTATGGAATTTACCAAGACAAATTAAGATGGCCACAGAAGAAGGAAATACCGACCTTGCAACGCAACATGAAGAAATGATGCGTGACAAGGCGATAACTATTATAAGATCAAAAGCATCCGCTATTGATACCAGCAACCCCACAGGCTTATGCTGGACGTGTGGTGACTATATTGGTCATGGGCGTAGATGGTGTGATGCAGATTGTCGAGATAACGTAAATGAAACCTAGACTAAAAAAGATAGGGCGATTGTGGGTATGTTATACCGAGTGGGAAGATACGGTAACTTGTACGGGTAAGTCACCAGAACAAGCGTATTATAGGTGGTTAACCAAGAACCAATTGAAATTAGAAGAAAGCCGCTGAGTAAGCGGCTTTTTAATTATTTGCTTAAAAACAATTCTGCTTCAGCATTGCGTCGTCGTGTAAGACCAGCAAGGGGTTTTCCATTTGCTTTATCCCATCGCAAAAACTGTTGTGCGATTTCAGATTTAGGATCACCAGCTTTGAGCATTTTAACAAGCGTTGAACTGGCTAAATTGCCTGCGCCAATATTGTATGTAAGCGATACCAGCGCATCAAATTCATTTTGAGTTAAATCAACCTTAATGGCGTTTACTGCGTGTTCATATGACGTTAATGTTTTAGATAATAGTAATAACGCGGCTTCTTCATTTGCTAAAG